GCACCTGTGTCATTGAGGTCGGAGACCCCCGCCTCCGTCTCTCATCACAAACTGCGCTTCGCTTCACTCAGGCGGGCGGCTTACGTTTGACCTGATTTTATTGTTTAACTCAAATAAATTCATCATCTAACAATGGCAAAGAAAGGCTATATCTCTGAGACCGTAGGCGGCGGGCGTATCGTCAGCCACGGTCAGGTGACAGACCTCTCACGGGGCTTCAAGCTGCCTGACGGCGGCACGTTCACAGTGTACGTCAGACCGAAGTACAGCGTCTCAACCGTTGACACCGTTCTGAACGTCAGACTTTATCAGGAGGAGGGCTTCTCGCCCGTCCCTGTTCCGTTCAACGATTGGTCGCCCTGTGTCATCAGCGAGCTTGCTCCCGACACTGAGGTTCTGAACACATACGACATTTATTGGGGCAGCGTGCAGCCTGTCAGTGAGGAGGGCGTATGAAAATATCAGTGACCGTCTCTGTCTCACGCCGTATCAGGGCTGACAGCCGCCGTCAGGCTCAACCGCCTGAAATGAGGCTCGACACCGCCGCCTCGGTAATGTTCATCAGAACGGCGGGTGGAAAGAACGTAATCAAGTTTATCAACAAATAATTAAAACAGAAGTATTATGGCATTGACATCAGAACAGGAAACAATCCTCGAACAGATTATCGAGGCATTTCAGAACGGCAAGCGTCTCAGCGACCTGCCCGACGTCAAAGGAACGAACCCGTATAACCTCCTCGTCGAGGTTCTGGACGAGGACGGAGAATCAAAGAAAGCCGCTCTCGCCGCTCTCCTCCCTTATCTTGAAGAAGAGTGTTCCTACGGCGTTCAGTTTGACACCACAATCGCCTCGCCGACCTGTGAGCGTGTCGGCAATCTCGCTCTTCACAAATCTCAGCCCATTCAGAGCCGCATGAAAGGCTGTCTGCTTGACGATAACGGTCAGGTGGTTGAATACCTTGACCCCCGTGATTGGACGGGTCAGGTGCGTGACGGTTCGCGTGGTCAGGTCATGGTAGAGATACCTATGCACTACCGCAAGTTTGAAACCAACGGCACAAAGCGTGTTGTCCGTCTCTCAGAACACCCGCTGCCAGGCTATCATCAAGTGCCGAAAATGTATGTTTCGGCTTACGAGGCGAGCATTGAACGCTCAACGGGCAAGCTCTGCTCTGTTGTGAATGAGGCGACAGACTACAGAGGCGGCAACAACAACGCCAACTATGACGGCACATACCGCTCATTCTTGGGTCGCCCCGTGACATCAATCAGCCGCACGGCGTTCCGCACAGCAGCCCGAGAGCGCAAGAGCGGAAGCAGCGAATGGAACTGCTACCTGTATCAGGTTCACAAAGCCCTCTTTTGGCTCTTCACGGTTGAATACGCCACACTCAACTCTCAGGCTCCGTTCAACGCCGAACTTACATCCGAGGGTTATCGTCAGGGCGGTCTCGGAGCGGGCGTGTCTGATTGGTCATCGTCTGACTGGTCAACATTCAACGGCTATTATCCTTTCGTGCCCTGCGGTCACACAGACACGCTTGGAAACGCAACGGGCGTTGTGGCATATACCGCCTATAACGCAGACGGCTCAGAGTTGAAGACCTCTAATGTTCCCCGCTATCGTGGCGTTGAGAACCCGTTCGGTCATATTTGGAAATGGACTGACGGCATCAACGTGCGTATCAGCCCGACAGAGGCAAACGGCGGCGACAACCTCTCAAAGGTCTTTGTCTGTGAAGACCCGTCAAAGCTCAATGATACCAATTACAACGGCTATAAGCACGTTGGTAATGAAGCCCGCACAGAGGGTTATGTGAAAGAAATCATCTTCGGCGAAGAGGGCGAAATCATGCCGTCTCTTGTCGGCGGCGGTTCAACGCAGTTCTTCTGTGACTATCACTACACGAACATTCCGACAACAGAGGCGTTGCGTGGCGTGCTGTTCGGCGGTAATGCGGATGGCGGTGCGGTTGACGGTCTCGCCTTTGCGAGCTCGAATGACGCCCCCTCGCTTTCGTCTGCGAACATCGGGTCTCGCCTATGCTTTATACCCGCAACAGCGTACCCCACGCTCAGCGTTCAGCGTTCCCCGTCTGAACACCCTGAGCAACCAACCATTTGTTTAACCCAAGCCCCGCCCCTCTCTCTCATCAGGGGGACGGGGTCACAAAGAAAGAATAACGATTATGGCAGAAGATAACATCAGAAAGATAGACAGTAGTGAGGATGACGGAAGCCTCGCTTTCCTGAAAATACCCCGTGACGAGCGAAGCCGCTCTTTCAACTGTGACGAAACAACACAGTCAAAGCTCGTCAACACTCAATTTTGGGTCGTTGACTTCCTTGAAGACGTTCAGACACGTTTCAGCAAGGCAAAGGGCAAGTCAGGTCAAACGCTTGTTAAAATCAAGCCTCAGAAAGACAGCCCTGAGAGCGAAGCGAAGAAGTTCTTCACGGGTTCAACCGATATTCTATACGTCTGTCAGCAGATTAAGAAGATGAACGCCTTTCCCCGCCGTGTGACGCTCAGAAGCAGCGGTAACAGGTTCTTCTTTGAATGACCTCAGAGAAGAGCGGCAGAGTGAAAGGCTGACGGAATAAAGGTGGGTCATTCTTGTGGCGTGCTGTTCGGCGGTAATGCGAATAACGGTGCGAATGACGGTCTCGCCTATGCGAACTCGAATAACACCCCCTCGAATTCGAATACGAACATCGGGTCTCACCTATGCTTCAAAAGACAGGGCTTCGGCTCTGACAAAAGATATAACGGAATGACAGCCTTGCCCCTTGGCAAAAAATTTCTGAAAACCCCGAAGAGTGTCGGTAAGTGCGCCTGTTGTATGGGTGGCTGACGGCTCTCAGTAAGAAAAGCAAAGCAAAACAAAGAAACAATGAAAAGATACGGTCACTTATGGGAAAAGGTCATCAGCGTTGAGAACCTGCGCCTCGCCGATGAGAAAGCCCGCCGTGGAAAACAGCATACCTACGGCGTGAGAGTTCACGATGAAAACCGTGAAGCCAACATTCAGGCTCTTCACGAGGCTCTGCGTTCAAAGACGTTCAAGACCTCAGCCTATGACGTGTTCACGATCTACGAGCCGAAAGAACGGCTCATATTCCGTCTTCCTTATTACCCTGACCGCATTGTTCATCACGCCATAATGAACGTCTTAGAGCCTATCTGGTCACGCACGTTCACTCATAACACCTACTCCTGCATCAAGGGACGGGGTATTGAGGGCTGCGCCCGTCAGGTTGACAGAATTATCCGAAAGTTTGAGGGTCGCCCCCTGTTCTGTCTGAAAATTGACATCAGGAAATACTACCCCTCAATCAGCCACAGAGTTTTGAAGAGGCTCGTTCGCCGCAAAATCAAGGACGCTGACCTCTTGTGGCTTTTGGATGAAATTATTGACAGCGCAGAGGGTCTGCCGATAGGGAATTATCTGAGCCAATATCTCGCCAACCTCTTTCTGTGCTATTTCATGCACTGGGTCAACGAGCGTTTGGCTGACCTCATCCGTGAACGTCTGAACCTGAAAGAGAAGCCGATGTTGGAGGCAACCGAATACGCCGATGACATACCGTTTTTCTCAGACAGCAAAGAGGTCTTGCGTGAGGTCTTCAAGCTCATCAAAGAATACCTTGAAACGGAGCTTGAACTGACGATAAAGGGCAACTATCAGATTTTCCCTGTGGCTGAGAACCGCTATGACCGTCACGGGCGAGCCGTTGATTATGTCGGCTATAAGTTCTTTCGCCATCAGAAACTCATACGGAAATCAATCAAGAAGAATTTTGTCCGTGCCGCCGCCCGCCTGAACCGCCGTCAGGACGTTGAGCCGAAACAATACAAACAGGCTCTCGCCCCGTGGCTCGGTTGGGCTAAGCACAGCAACTCAAAACATTTATTGAAAACAATCATTAAACCCAAGTATTATGCAAGCGTTTTATGACAATCAGCCCAAGAAATTGGAGGCTGTCGGCAACGGTTCTTTCCGCTACCGCTACAACATCAGAGAAGAAGAGAAGCCCGTACAGGCAAGTGAGAACAGTGAGACCGCTCAGGAGGCTCAGGCTCAGCCTCAGTGGGTCTGCGAGGAGGTTACCGTATGGGCACCGCTCTCAGCGAACAAAATCACTGAAAAGGTCTTGACTGAGCGTTTGGACGGCAACTACGAACAGAAACTTGTGAACGAGTATAACTCGGCGCAAATGGGTCTGTTGAGTGAAGAAGAAGCCGCCGCCCGCATTGAGGCTTACCGTGCTTTCCTGACAGAGCGCACCGCCTTGAAGTCTCAGGTGGACGCAGACTGCGCTGAACTCGGCATCAAGTAATTACCGCTGAAC